CAACGCGCTTACGCCGCGCATCACCATTGGCGGCATCGGGCGCGACGAATCAGGAGGCTCAAATGCCCTCGCTCCCGCAAGATAAAGCCAACCACGCCATCTACGGCGCGTTGATCTTCCTGCTGGCCCTAGCGGTCCTGCGCCGCCCTGACGCAGCCTATGGCCTCGTGGTGCTTGCCGCAGTGGGCAAGGAGGTGATGGACTGGCTCTCCAACCAACGGTCAGAGAGGCCCACGCACGGGGTAGAATGGCTTGATGCCCTAGCAACCTGCGCCGGTGGGGCGGCGCCTCTACTTGCAAGGATGATCTGATGGATTACCAGTCCCTGTTCAACACCGGCCTCGGCATCTCCTGTGCTGTCACCGGCTGGTTTGCAAGAGAATTGTGGACTTCTGTCAAGTTGCTCCAGTCCGACCTGACCCGCCTGTCGGTCGAGCTACCCAAGACCTACGTCACCCGCGACGATTACAGGTCGGACCTTAAGGAAATCAAAGACATGCTGGCGCGCATCTTTGATAAGTTGGATAGCAAGGTCGACAGGTCATAGCAGCGCCGAAATCCCCACAGTCACCATCTCGCTCTTGAGCTTGCTAGGGTTGGTCTTCGCCATCACCCGCAGCGCCACCGCAGCGAACGTCTCAATGCCGGCCCAGGCATCTTCTAAATGCGGATCATTGAGCGCCAGGATGTGCGCTCTGATCGTCAAAACGTCAGCCATGTAGGCGTCCCTGATAGCGTCTATCGCTGCTTTAGTTGGTCGCATGGAAAGTCCGCTAGTTGCCACACGCTGTTGGGCGCGTGAATTTTGAAAGGTTTGGCTACCCGCTTTGGCGCCAGTTCTGATGCGGCCTGGCGGGCAGCGAGCCTCGCGGTCCTACGGTCCCGACAGGCCTTGTGCTGCAGCTTGCGCTTCGTCCATCGGCCAGCGTCTAGCTCTGCCGCTCGCTCAGGCGATGCCCATCGAGCGGTGACGCCGCTACCGGCCACGCCCAGCAGCCGCGCCTTGCGGGCGAAGCACAGAATCTTGCGGGCCTTGTCCAGCGAGATCGCCATGCGTAGATGCATGTCGACCGTGCTGACGCCGTTTGGGTACTCGCGCACCAAGTTGGCGGCAAGGTGCATGAGCAATTCGGTGTCAGGGTGCATCACACGCACTTCATCATGTAGTCTAAATACCACGCCGCTTTTTCAATGGACTCGGTGCCACCCTTGTGCCGCTCGCGCCAGATGTATTTCATGGCGTTGCCTTTGCAGTAGCCCCGAAACTCTTCTTCAGTCAACGCCGACTGAATAGCCTCGATGCACTCAATCTTGCCTTGCTTGTAGTGCGGTGGGTTGTATACGCTCTCCAACGGTGTGTCCGGCAATGGTTGTTGGTATTTCATTTTCCGTCATCCGTCATTGAGTTGATATGCCTTATGGCGCAGTCGTAATGCTTCGGCCCCCATGCCCAGCAGTCTGGGCCGTGCGTACCGATGTGGCCTTCCCTGGCGTCTTGGTACTTCAACTCTCGCCGCAGCCGCTCATTTTCTGCTAGGGCATCGCCCAGCAGGAGGTCTAACTTGCGTTCGGTTTCAGTCATTGCGTTCCCCGGTGAACATATACCGATACTCCCGTATCAGGGTCTGTGTAATCTAATTCAGGCTCACACCAGCAGGTTTCGTTATTAATGTGTTCAGGTTCGGGTAGGTCTTCCTCCCCTTCAGTTTTCCCCCAGTCGCATGACATTACGGTTTCTCCTACTCCAAATCTTTTCAGCGTCAGTAGCAACATGCGGGCCTGCACTTCCGTTTTGCTGTTTCTCGCGTCTAGCACCCGTTGCAGGGCGGTTCGCAAGCTGTCAACCTGCGCCAGCAGCACCGGCAGATCAACACGCCCAGCCTGCCACGCATCCCACTCCCCGCAGGTAGCGCTCTTGTGCAGATACGCAGAGTTGCCCCAATGTTTATTGGCCCACGCTTCAAACGCAGCGCGCTCGTTCATGGCTCAAGTCCAAAATGGTTCAGTATCAAAGACTTAACGGTATCGCCGCAGTAACATTCCTCCGCAAGTTCAGCGCACTTTTTCACAATCAACTCGGCAAACTCTTCCAGCGCGACCCGTTGCACCGGACCAATGCTGGCCCAATCGTTCAGCCGCTCAAGCTCAGGTTGGGCAAGTATTTCTTTAATTCGTTCGTTCATGGCTCAATCCCAAAATGGTTACAGATCAGCAACTTGACGTTACCGGAATAGTTGGTGCTCAACTCGGCGCACTCCCGGACGATACGGTCGGCGAACTTCTGCACGTTGATATAGTCGGCAGTGCATTCCTCACGCCCACGGTGGTCAACCGTAACGTCAAAGCACTCCTGCATAAACTTCCGGATTCGTTCGTTCATGGCTCAACCCTCTGTTTAATGCCCAACATCTCTTGATGCAGGTTCTCCAGCATCGCCCGGTAGGGTGACTGAGGCAGGCAGTCCGTTGCCAGCTTGCATCGGTCTGCAAATGCATCAGTGCGTACAGCTTCGCGTACAACTGCCCGGACCTTCGCAAGCATGTCGTCAGGGTGGAGGCTAGTTGGCCAACGCCACCCCATCAGTTCGGCAATGCGTTCATCGGTCACGACGCAACCCCCTTTGTCTTCTCAAACGTGCGCAACCCACCAAGACCCAGCATTCCCAACATCAACTGCCAGAGGTTATCGTCGATGCCAGGCAGCGTCGGCAAAGGATGATCGAGCACAATGCCGGTCCACTGCACTAGCGGTCTGGCAATATATTGACAGGCCAGCGCCGACGCGCAGACCCATCCGATCGCTGGGCGCCAGCCGCTCGTGAACGCGCTGGGGCTCGACGCCTCGGCTCGGTTCACATCGAGTTGGCCTTGAACAATGGCAACCTGGGCAGCTAGCTGCGCTGCCTCGGCTGCTGACTTGTCCGGCCAGATGCGGGTGATAACGGTTTGCGCCAGTTCGACGCCTGCGGTTAGGGGATCCATTCGCCTGTCTCCATCTGTTGCGCCATCCTGTACGCCCGCTCAGGCGTCTGATTGCCCCACTTGCTTTCCAACATTTCAACCGCCGCCTCAGCGTACTGCCCATCCTCGATGCTGCCGAGGGCGCGCTTGAATTGAAGCAGGCCTTTCAAACCCATCTGAAACGCCATGCCAATCAGCACGGCCTGGCGCGGCTCGGACAGTCTGGGCATCCACGGCAGGGCTCGCAGGACCTCGGCGGTCTTGGCCTTGATGTCGTTGTCGAGCAGGTAGTCGATCTCTTCGTTCGACAGGCCGCCGCCCTTGCGCGCGTCGATCAGGCGCCCGACGCCGATCGTCCAGTACCCGAGCGAATCCTGGTAGGCGCAGGACTCGGTGCCCTCGTCGCGTAGCAGTTGGCTCTTCAAGTCCACAATGTTGCTCCCCATGCAAGGATTAAAACCCAGAGAACAAAAACCACGGCGCGGTTGACCCCGCTCCACCGGTTTCGGTAGTGGGTGATGGCGTAACCGTCGCCGCCGAAGGCTTCGTCAAGCGATCTACAGAAACGGCGAGTTGTTCCGTTGTGCTGAACCGGTGGTTGTTGTAACACTGGTATCTCCTTCTGGTTGAATTGTCGGGCGCGGCCCGAGTTGAAAGCACGCCGGCTGGCGCGTTACAGCGGGGGCATTGCATACAACGGCACCGCAGTGCATCCACGGTCCACCCAGTACTGCATCTCTTCGCGGCGCCTAGTGAGCAGGATGCAAACCTCGCCTTCGCTGACCATCCATCCGATGTGCGTCACGCTAGGCACGCAATCAACGCCACTAGGGCGACGATCCACACTGCGCAGAACAGGCTTTGGCGGGCCGCAGCGCGGCAGAAGTACTCTTCTCTGTCTTTCATGTCTTGCTCCTTTCTGGCCAGTTGTCTGGCCTTGGATACCACTTGATGTTCTTCGCGGTGTCAATCTTGCTGCTGTACCGCGTCACCTGCCGGATGCTGTCCGTGTCAAGACAAGGCCAACTCCAGTGCTCTCCATTCCACCAACTGACGCTATGGCCCCCAGTTGGCCACCAGCCGATGCTTGGCGGTTTTCTCATTCAAACTCCCTTTGATTGTCTGTACTGCTTGACCGCGTTGCGCAGCCCAGCCTGGGTGGTGGCCTTCATATCGAGAGCCTGTGCTTGTGCTTGGTCGAGTGTGTCTTGCATCAGGATGCGATGACAGATCACCGGCACCCCTTGACCTTGGCGGCGCACTCGAGCGTTGAACTGCTCGTACAGATCCAGCGACCAGTTCAGCCCGTACCAAACAAGGATGTGCCCGGTACTTTGAAGACCATCGATGCCGTGCCCCATCGATGCCGGGTGACCAATCATCAGGGAGCAGTCACCAGTCTTCCAGCGGTGCATGGCATCGACCAACGACGCTTCGCTCTTGCACTCGGTCAAGTTGATAGGGTCCAGGTGCTTGAACCGATCCATGATGCGCTGGGCGTCTGACCTGTAGGCATACGAGCACAGGACAGGCGAGCCTTGAGCCTCGTCTAGGATCTCCTCAAGTGCCTCGAGCTTCAGATCATGGATCGGCTCCCACAACGGCATCCCGGCAATCGGGTACATGGCACCGTTGGCAAATTGCAAACACTTGTTGGTCAGCGCCGCCTGGTTGAACACCTCGACCTCTTTGCCGCTGTCAAGCTGCAAGAAGAACTCCCGCTCCAACTTGTCGTACTTGGCCCGCAGATCTTCGGGCATTTCGATGTCGAGGTTGTTGATCATCAGGTCTGGCAGCGGGTTGTAGTCCTCTGCGCTCATCTCGAGTGTGATGTCGCCAATCAGCTTCTTGATGGTGTCCTCGGTGTCCTCGTAGGGCAGTTCTTTGTACGGTCCCACCTTGCGATAGAACCTGGTGCGAAACGCTGTCTTCGATGTGCCCAGTCGCTCGCCCCTGTCGACCACCAGGAACTGACCATGCAAATCCTTGTACCCGTTGCTGGCAGGGGTGCCGGTCAGGCCGGTAGTCCAGTCGAACTTGTCAGCGATCTTGCGGAACGCCTTGACCCGGTTGGTCGCGCTGTTCTTCATCTTGCTGATCTCATCCCAGACAATCCCGTTAAACGGCAGCAGACGGTCCTTCTTGACGAAGTAGGTCTGGAGCGTTTCAGCCAGCCAGCCCAGGTTCTCGTAGTTAATCAGGTACACATCAGCAGGTCGCAGCAGCGCCCGTGTGCGTTGATCCTTAGTGCCTGTGACCATGCTGAACTTCAGGTGACTGGTGTGGTTCCACTTCGCAGCCTCTTGGCGCCAGACCAGTCGGATGACCCGGATGGGTGCAACGATGATCACGCCGCGCAGGAACGCGGTACGGATCAAGTGCGCCATCGCAGTCAGGGTGACGACGGTTTTGCCCAGACCCATGTCCAGCCACAACATCGAGTGGGGGTGAACGCATTGGAAGTTGACCGCCTTCTTCTGGTAGTCGAACAGGATCTCAGGGGTTAGCATATTCCATCATCTCGTCAATCATGCGCAAGCCCTCGTTAACCCCATCGATGACCCAGACATTGACCTTGTGTCCGCGCAGCCTGGTGTGCTCGCGGTCTTGTGCAAGCGTAGGCTTCTGCCCGCTGCGCTTGAACTCGCAGAAGAACATGCGACCGTTGGGCAGCACGAATAGACGGTCAGGCACAGCGGCTCGGGCCGGACTGGTAAACTTGTAGGCCAGCAGCCCGCGATCCTTAGCGTAGTCGCAGACCTTGGCTTCAATTTGTTTCTCAAGCATCACGCAATCCCCAGTGTGAGTTTCTCGATCTCTCTGATGTAGTACTCGAAGTCCACCGGCAGCACGGCATCCTTGATGTCGTTGCAGGGCTGCACGTTCCAGCCCGACTCAATGGAGATCTGGCGCCACTCGGTGTTGCCCTTGAGTGGTGGCATCCACTTGATCAGAGGCTTGCCACCCTTGGCAATGTAGTACCGGGTGATGTTCTGCATCTTCTCGTTGCCCCAGGACAGGTAGCTGTTGCGGGGCACCTTGGTGCGAAGCATGAAGTCCATGATGTCCGGCCATTCACGCAGCGTCTTGCGGATGGACACGCCATCGGTAAGAACCTTCTCGGTGACCCTGGCAACCACCAGTGCCCCGTGGTTCTGGTGCCACTCCATCTCCCACTCGTAGCAACCCTTGCGCTTCACAGACCCGTCCTCGTAGTGGGCGATGTAGTTGTTCACATCGCGCACCATCATGGTCTTGTAGATCGCCTCCTCGAGGTTCAGGCCGGTCTTGTGCTGCCAGGCTGTGCGAGCGGCATCGACAAGGTGCTTGTCAGTCCGTCTGACCCTCACGGTCAGGCCATCGGTGTTCACCTGGATGATGCGCAGGGGGATCTTCATCAGCGACTCGGCCAACAGGCACAGCAGCAACTGACCGTTGAGCGTGATGCTCATGGTGAACAATGGATCGTAGAACACGCTGAACTTGTTGTTGCTGTCGCCGTAGACCCCGTTGAGCGCCAGCTTGAGCATGGCCGACTCTGCCGATTTCTTGGGGTAGGTCTTGCGCTGCTCAAACAGCTTGCTGTAGATGGAAACGAACTCCTTGCCCAGATGTGCCGGGTAGAACCCATTGGTGATGGCAAGGTTTGGGTAGTACGAGGTGACATCCAGGTCAACGATGACGTACTCATCATCGGACTCAACCACCTCGGACTCAATCGATCCGTGGATGCCACCCAGTCCAAATACAAACTCAAAGTCCTTGACGTAAGCAACTAGGTTCTTGAACACACCCTTGGTCTCGGTGATGTCCTGCTCCTTGAGCCACTTGAGAACCTTGGTGAACTCAAGGTTCTCGAACGTGATCCACGGCAGGATGGCGTCCTTCAGAGAGATCACCGGGCGCTTGGTCTGCCTGGGTGTGCGACCGCCTGGCCCAAACTCGTAGCAGTCCACACCGGCCTCCTCGAGCTTCATCACGAAGAAGTCCTTGCCGATCTTCGTGTCGTTGTGGTTCATAAAGTCGCGTTGGTACTTGGCAGTCAACTCCTCGCGGAAACTGATCATGTCCGTCGACTTGCGCAGGAACGCCTTGGTCTGGTCAACGTCATAGGCGTTGTACCGCTTGAGCACCTTGATCTGCTCGGCTGTCAGCATGGTGCCGACCTTGAACGGCAACTCCTCGACGCTGCTCGAGCGCATGTTGAACTCGAGCATCTTCAGACTGGTAGACCTGGCCTTGTTGTCAAAATGATGGATCTTGAACAGGTCAATCTGCTGCACGAACCACTCGCTGGGCTTGACGTAATGAGTCCACCGGGACTCATCGTCCGCACCAATGATGGCCATTGCCTTTGCGTACAAAGTCTGCGCATTAGATGTGCCCATGCGAAGCAGCATGTGCAGCACCGGGTAGTCGAACCCGATGTTGTTGAACCCAATCATGCGACTGTTGGTGCTCTTCAGGTACGCAAGGAACTCAACGATCTCGCGACTGTCGTTGCGCTGGTCGCTGATCTCATAGGACCAGCGCAACGGCGCCTCCGCATGTTCCACCGCCAACGTAAACACGTTGGGGAAGGTCTCGATGTCGAAGACGTAGTCCATTACCAACTTGGTTCTAGGGTGGCATCAAACCAAGTCAAAAATGTATGACCCTTGTGCTGAAAAATCGCCAGCTTGAGAAAGATAGGCCCGCAGTGCTCGCACTCCATGTCGAGGTAAGTCCCGTCGCGCCTCATGCTAGGGTTGCCCGTCAGATTGCCATCAACAGTTGTCCCGTCTTGGCCTGCCACTGTGTGCAAACCCACTTCAGAATCTTCCATCGTTCGCCAAAAGGTATGCGCAGCGCCCTGGTGCAAAGCAGGATCATTGCAATTTGGACACAACAGAGCAGAAGCTGACCTCATGTTGTTGTAATCATCAAATTGAATCTTCTTGGTGTACATGCGTGCTCCTTAAAGACAGGGGCCGCAGCCCCTGTGGATCAATGACCCGTCAGGAACGACGGCAGGCCGGCAAACGGAGCAGCAGGCATGGCGGCTGTCGGGGAGAACATGCCAGCAGGCGCACCGGCCACAGCGCCAAACAGGTTGGACGCATCGACAGCACCCTCACCGAATGGCTTGTCATCAGCAGCGAACTGGACAGCAATCAGATCGCAGCGGATGCCACGACCATGCTTGTTGTCTTGCAGCCAGGGCTTGACGGCGGCGTTGACGCGGCAACCACCGTACATCTTGCGAGCCAGTTGCTGGTAAGCCATCGAGTTGGTCGGATCGATTGCCTGACCATCGGCCTGGATCACCTGGGGCTGCGAGTCCCGGCCAGCAGTGATAAACACGTTGCCAGCGTAGCCATCGTAGGGCTGGAAAGTCTTCTTGTTGACCTTCTCCTCGCCGCGACCGTAGCAGCGGGTCTTGCGGTCACCCTGGATCATCTGCATGACAGTGTTGGCGTGCTCCTTCCACTTCTCCAACGACATCGCACCGTACTTGGCCATGAACTGCCCAAACCCGGCGTGGTCCTGCGCCATGATGAACTCGCAGTTGTACGAAATACGCTCCTTGCCGGTCAACTCGTTGATCTGGCGCTGCGGCTCGGCCAAGTGGGGAAACGACAGGCGCACACTCGAGAGAAAAATAACATCAGACATTTAGTTACTCCAGTTTGATTACAAAAGCCACGAGGGCAGGGCGTCGGCAGCGGGTGCTGCCTCGACTGCGCTGAACAACGGCGCAGCGTTCATTACGACAGCGGGTCGGCTGTCGGATTCAGTTGCAACGGCAAGCTTGCCGGCCATCTTGACGACGTACTCCTGCTCCATGCGCTTGAGTTGGCGCTCGGTCAGTTGTACTTTGGTGCCGTCTCGCTTTTCCCAGGTCAGCTTCTCAGCCTTGGCTGGGCTTACGAGTTTGGTCTCGTAGACAGCGCCCTTGGGGATGCCCATCTTGATAAGCTTCTCGGCGATCTCATCGTCCTGCAACGCCCAGGCGCGAGAACCTCGACCGTTGACCAACTTCAAGCCAGTGATCGCCTGGCCAGACTGCAATCGTCGCAGCGCTTCCTTCTCAACACCCTCGAGCAGTTGGCGCATGAGTGGTGCCGCCTCCATGATTGACAAGATCTGGCCATCGTCCATGGTGGACGGATCTTTGTCGGCGCTTTGCTGCGCCACATCGAGTACTGTGGGCTGGAACATGATCCCAATCTCCTTCATTACGTTACTTGCAAGGGCGGCACATGAGCCTTTCGCCTTGCAAAATTTACATTGACTCTCACCCGGCACCAGCGGTGCGTCCGGTGCGTCGACAGCAGAGCCTTCGATGACCAGGCGGTCGACTATAGCCAGGATCTCGCTGATGTCAACCTCGTGCGATGTGATCGCCGGCAGTCCACGCAGCGCCATCTTGGGCTGGATAATGGTCATGCGTACCCGTTTCCACGGATACGGTTCGTCCGCATCGGCCAATGCACCAACAGCGTAGAGTTCAAGCTGCGCGTTGCCCTCGGCCTGCACTGCGCCCATGCCATCCTTGTAGTCCACGATCTCGAGCACATCGGTGCCGTGGATCTGGATGTCCACGGTGCCGCTCATGTCATCCCGAGCAATCAAACGGTTCGGGTTGACTCGCTGCTCGGCAATGACCTTGCAGCCTGGCTGCTCTGCGACTCGCTGCTTGACGTAGTCAGTGGCAATCTTGACCCGCTCGGCACGCTCGGCGTCGACAATGAACGTGCCATCGTCATCCTGCATGGTCTGACCAATCAACGTCTCAGGCTCCACATCCTCACTCAAGCAAAACTCAAGCATGGTGTGGGTGTGGGTGCCATCGATAGCGGCTGGGCCAGACCGATCTTCTGGGTACTTTGCTTCTTCCCGGATAGATCCGGGGCACAAGCCCCAGCGATGCCGCTTAGACGGGCTTAGGTTCGCGTGGGTGCTCATGGTCAACCCTTGAGTGCTTCCACACCAGCGTAGAGGGCACCGTACATCTCGGGCTTGACCTCGTTGATGTTGGCATACCCCATGCCCGTGAGCACGCCTTGGATCTGCGCACCCTTCTGTGGACCCAGCGCCTTGTACGATGCCATGACGTAGTCGATCACGCCCTTACCATCAGTAAATGGTGCGCTAGAAGGGGATGCCACAGCAGGAGCGGCTGGCGCAGCTACCACCGGGGCCGGTGCGACCGCAGCGGGGATAGCTGCAAAGGTAGGAGGGGCCGGCATGGCTGGCGCCGCTATAAGTGCAGGTGCTTGCGCAACTGCCTGCGCAACCGTTGGCCAGAATGGCGCAGCCTCCACTGCTGGTGCTGGTACGCTACCCATCCTTGCGGTAAGGGCGATGACGGCGGCGGTGAGAGCTTCAATCTTGAGTTCGAGGGACATACAGTGACTCCTTACGGGGGTTGGGTTGGATAACAAGTCGATCATCAAGAAACGCCTCGATGAGTTCCCGCAAGACATCGGACGGTCTCCCGTACCGTTCTGCCTTGCGGTGGAACGCGGAACGGACACGCGCAGCGACCCTGACGGTCATGTGCGTATCGAATTGTGGGGTGGGTGGCATCGAATTCCTCGCTTGATGGTTGCCATCGTATCACGGTTGCTGTACGATGTGCAACAGGTTCACGCAAACATTTCAAGGTCTCCATGACAGCACAAGCGATCCCAGTCCCCAACCAGGTGCAGCAGCACCCGGCGTCGGTCGATGCGTACATCAGGCATGGTTGGAGCCTGGTGCCCATCCCAGCGGGGACCAAGGGACCGCGCACAGCAGGATGGAACCTCAAGCCCAACGCACTCACCTCCCAGAGCGATCTGCCACCAGGCTATGGCATTGGCCTAGCTCACGCCTACAGTGGCACGATGGCTCTCGACATCGACAACTGGGATGTCACGGCAATGGTGCTCGGCCTGCAAGGGATCAACATCGGCGAGCTCTACGCCGCGTCCGATGCGGTGGTCATCGACAGTGGCAGGCTGGGGCACGGCAAGCTTCTCTACGCGATGCCTGCCGGCCTGGCGCTGGCATCGAAGAAGATCATCGTCGGCGGCGAGACCACCTATGAACTCCGATGCGCGACGGCGAACGGGTTGACTGTGCAGGATGTGCTGCCGCCCAGCATCCACCCGGACACCCGGCAACCGTACCGATGGGCAGGAAACGGCAACTGGATGCGCTTGCCGACGATCCCCCAGCCACTGCTTGATCTGTGGCAGGACATGCTCGAGCGCGACAAGGTTCGACAGATCCGCACCAGCGAGGGTGTCGACGCATCCTGGGACGAGATCAACAACGCCATCGAGTGCATCACCCCAAACTGTCCACGCGACGAGTGGATCAGCATCGGCATGGCGCTGCACTGGGCAGGCACCCAGACCGAGCAACTCGACCAGGGGTTCCACCTGTGGCAGCAGTGGTCGGTCCAGAGCGAGCAGAAGTACCCAGGCGACCGCGAGATGGCCACCCAATGGGCAAGCTTCAAGGTCGACAAAGCAACTGCTGTCACATTGGGGACACTGTTTCACATTGCCCGCCGAGCCGGATGGACCCGACCGATGCCCGATGCTGCATCATTGTTCGGCAAAGTGGAAGTGCCGACAGCCCCCAAGACAATCCTGGCAGGCCTGCGGCCAGCGCCACCCGACATCGATCTGACCCTGTTCCCCAGCATCCTGCAAACCCGTGCCAACGAGATCAGCGACAGCGTAGGGTGTGACCCCCTAGTGCCACTGTTCGCTGGTCTCAGTGCAGTCTGTGGCGTGGTCGATGCCCAGATTCGACTCGAGTTGATGCCAGGGTTCAAAGTGCCGCCAGTGCTCTGGCTGATGACCCTGGGTGACCCAGCCGACAAGAAGTCCCCAGGATCACGCCCGATGTTGTCCCCACTCAAGAACATCGAAGCAGACGATCGTCCCAGGTATCAACGGGCATTGCTCGACTGGGAAGGGAAGGAAGCAGCCTACGCCAGCGCTAAGAAGTCCTTCCTCGAGTTCAGCGCCAGCACCGATGCGATGCTTGGCGCAGACCAGGCACCCAGCGTGCCAGATCTGCCACCCCAGCCCGTGCCCATGAAGATCACGGTTTCCGACATCACATCCCAGAAACTGGTACGCCAGGCAGCAGACCGTCCCCGTGGTCTGTTGTGCCACCTAGACGAGATGAACAGTTGGGTGAAGAAGTTGACCGACAAGACCAGTGGTGAGGATAGGTCAGCGTGGGTGGTCAGTTACGAGTCGGAACGGTATGAAATGGACCGTGTCGGGGCTGGGTCGATACATGCCGAGAACCTGGCAGTGTCAGTCTACGGGAACATCCAGCCGCAAGTGTTCAGGCAAAGCATTGCCTCACTTTCAGCCGATGGACTGATCCAGCGATTCGTACCCGCGATTCTACGGGCAGACCGTACCCGGCTGGGGAACCCTGTCCCCGAGTGCCTGACGAGTGCAGCAGCGTGGGAACAGACCCTGCGGCTGATCTTCGCACTGCCAGTGCAGACCTACAGGCTGGCACCCGATGCGTTTGATGCCTATAGGGGGTTCCAAGCATGGTACGAGTCGAGCAAAGCCGACGAGCGACTGCTACAGGCTGGAAACACGTTCATGACAGCATTCGGCAAGCTCGAGGGAACGGCTGGCAGGCTGGCACTGCTGTTCCACGTCATTGAAGACCCGTTCAACCCGACAGTGTCGGCCGATATCGTCAACAGGGTAATCGGGTTTGTTCGAGGGTATCTGATCCCGGCTTTCCGATACGCATTCGGTGAAGTGGGGGGAACGAGTCCGTTCGAGGCATGGGTGATGGATTACATCCTGCACTATTGCGACCAGGCAGACATTACGCTCTCAGACGTCAAGAGGGGGGCAAGACGTCAACTTGAGGGTGTACCTGCCTGGACTGCTGATCAGTGGGTGCTAGGTGCCATGCAGGGCTTGGAATCGGCAGGCTGGGTCGCCAGGATGGACGATGGCACGCGAGAAAACCAGCATTTTGCGAAATGGGCAATCAATCCCCAGCTGCGGCACCAGTTCAGTGGCCACCGAGCACAAGTGATAGCGGCAAAGCAGCGTCAACTCGATGAAATTTATAAACTGAGCACGAAAGAAAAGCCCCGAGTGCATGGCGCACAGGGGGCTTATGGGAACGACAGGAACGACGATTAGGGGTTACAGGTCCAACAGTGCTGCCAACAGCAGTGCCAGCAGTCCGACGAGGATGGCAGTGATCATTCGGGCACCAGTGCTGCCAGCAGGTCTGGTGCCATGGTCTCCACCAGGCACAGCACACCCAGCAGTCTCACTGCCGATGATGTAGGGGTCCTGGTGCCTGCCTGCCAGTGCCTGAGGGTGAACACTGGCACACCCAGCAGCGCTGCAGTCTGGACCTTATCCAGGCTGTGCCTGGCACTAAGACCCCCAAGGGTGTCAATGAACGAGGGTTCATTCATTGTCGAATGCTCCCTTGAGAGCATTGAGTGCATCGGTAAACTCGTCGCAGTCGGTGCCATAGGTCTCATACACCCTGCACAGGATCCAGGCAAGCTCGAGTTTTTCATCCCGTTCGACAATCTGGGTTAGCAGTGCAGCCACTGGCAGTCCATCGGCATATGCCAGCCGTTCAGCTTCCACAGGGTCCAGGGTCAACAGGTTAGCATTCATGGGAATCATCCTTCGAGGGTTACGGGTTATAGGGTCAATCCGGCTGCACTGGCAGCTGCCAGTGCATCGCGTTTACTGGCAAAGAACATAGAGTGCTCTGGCAGGCGTAGCAGAGTCTCACCGAACAGGAAAACCCAAGCATTGTTCGGTGTGAGGAAAACCAGGGAAACGACGGGTGTGGCCATTTTCAGTCCTTCGAGGGTTACAGGGTTATAGGGTTACAGGGTCAATCCGGGTGATAATCTCACCTGGTTTGAGAAATTCACGGTCCAGAATTCGAGATCTACAATCCTCGACACTGGTGCCGACAAAAGGAAAGAAAAACTTGACACCCGTGGCATTGTCGGTGCAATAAACCCAAAATTTAAACATAATCAATCCTTCGAGGGTGATCACCTGGCACCATGCCAGGTGCGAGGGTGCAGGTTCAGACGACAGCAGCAGAGCGAGCAATCGGGATCACGCGACGAGACCTGGCATCTGCCAGTCTGGCACGCGTGCCATGTGCTCGAAACCCGACGATGACAGTCCTGTCAGACCTGGCACACAGTCCGCACGATTGACAAGTGACATCCTCGCGAGTTTGTGCAGGACAGACGACGATAGTGCGACCTGCTGGCGTGCTGGTCTTCGAGGGTGTGTCCATGGGCACGATGCACACTGTCGGCTGTCCTGTAGCTGCCAGGGTGTCAGCTTCGCCAGCATCATCGGCAGACAGGTTGACAGTGAACCCCCATGCTGTCGCGTGCTTTGCCCATGCCAGAGCATCGCTCGATTTCTTGTGGGTGTAGGTGAACCCGTGCCGACCACGATTAGCCCACACAATGACACCCAGCTGGGCAGGGTCGACAGTCTCGCCAGTGCCTGGCAGGTCACCTGCCACGTTATGGCGCCACAACGTGCCAGGTGGCAGGGCTGCAATGCTTGCAGCCAGAGCATCAATGCTGCCACCCCTCATGGGCACTTTGTCCCATGACATCCTCGTGTGGTAATCCTCAGCGTAGCAATCACTGCGGTAGTGGGGACAGGACTGCGGGCAGGTGCTTCGCTCTGAATAGGTCACAGGGATGGGACCGGTCTTGCTGTTGGCGGATTTTGCGACAAAGTGGAATTTCATGGTGTGATCCTTTACGGGTTACGGGTTACAGGGTGATTGTCGAGCCGGGAAAGCAAAAAACGTAGCCCTTCACTGTTCCACCATAAACCATGGTTTCACAACTAGGGGCATGGTTCAGTTGAGTGCGCACCAGTGCTTGAGCGACAGCGAAATGCCGCTCGATGTCACCAAGTGCGTAATCGACAGGTTGACTCACTTTGTGCCCATTGCAGGTGCTGGCAACAATGCGAGCGTTACGGGTGTTCGTGGCGGGAACGTAAACAGTGGTGATGGCAAGCATGGTGAATCCTTTACGGGTTACGGGTTACGGGTTAGAACGGTTTAGGGTTCGACAGCACGGACTCGAATTTCTCGAGCCCTATTCTGTCCACCAGGGTGTCCAGATCAGCCAGTGCCCACTGAAAAGGGCAAAGCACTGATTTTTTGGTAACCCTCAAGACAAGGGCACCACTGCCGATGTCGCACACCTGCCAGCTGTCATGGCGCTTGACGAGTGCCAGGCGATGGGTTTGCGTGCCACGCGTGTACATCAGTGGGGTGTAGGGTGTGGGCACTGGGTCAGAATTGCGCAGAGCGAGCATGAAAACAGGTTTTTTGGCCATGGTGAATCCTTTACGGTTACAGGGTGAACAAGAAAACAAGGGCAACCCAGCAGCCTGCCAGGGTGCAGGCTGCAAGGATCAAGATTGACAAGTCGCTGGGTTCGTTTTGCATTCGAGTGCTCACTTGGTTACGGGTTACAGGGTGCACCTGGCAGGCTGTGCCAGGTGCAAGGGTTCACTTTGCTTTGATCAGTCCGAAGGGTGCAGTGACAGTCCATCCTCTGTCGGCTGTGCGAGTGGCCACTATGGGGTTGACCAACTGACCAGTCCTGTTCGACCTGGCAGTGACGATGATCTGATCATCGGTGCGAGTGACCTTCGCACCCTCTGGCAGTGTTGCCATGAGTCCGTCGAGTTGCTGCTGTGTCATCTGGACAGTTGCTGTCTTGTTCATGCTGTGGTCTCACTTGGTTACGGGTTACAGGTGCCTGGCTGTCTGGCCAGGTAAGACGATTTTTGATCCACTGGGTGCACCCTGTCTGTCACACTCGCGACAGTTGACGCACTGGGTGCAGCCTGTGACAGATGGACAGGATTGCACTGTTCCATGTTTCTGCTGAGTGCTGCTGTGCGAGGGTGTGACAGATGGACTTAGCTGAGGGGGGTACGGTTTCCGGAAAACCAGAATCCTAGTGCTGTTTCAAAAATCATCATTCTGGAACCCTCGCGCTTGCGGAGACCAGTTGTCGCACCCAGCCCCTCGAGCGCTTCCAGAGCGTCAAAAGAGCCTGGCAAAACCCGGATTCTCTGGATTCTGTCCATCTGTCACACCCCTTCACCCTGCACCCCGGCTGGCAGGGTGTGACAGTGTGACAGGATCACCTGCACCCGCTGGGTCATTGCCACTGGGTGCAAGTGATCCGCTGGGTGCAGGTAACCCGCTGGGTGTGCTGTGCCACTGGGTGCAGTGATCCGCTGGGTGCAGTGATCCGCTGGGTGCTCGAGCACCCTGGCCAGGCTGGCCAGCGCCGCGCCGAGCCAGGGGGGCAGGGCCGGCGACCGGCCGGTCACGCTGGCGAAGGGTCCGCGAACATTTTTATTTTTTTCAACGACACACAAAAACATGTTTTCCTAGATTCTTGCCAAAATGCCAACATCCCTGTAAGATGCGCAGCACTATGGACACAGATCGATCTCAATCCGTAGGCGCAGTTGTCACACCTGAGTGCAACCTCGAACTACCCACTTGGCTCTCTGCGCCTGACCCCACGCCCCCGGCTCGTAGCAAGCCGATGCGCGAACTCGTACTGATGCAGTACGAATCGGTGTTCCCCCGAATCTTGGAAAAGATGTACGGCGGCTCGACCCTCCAGGCTGCAATCGGTGACGACTTCAGGGAAATCGACTCAGGGGCGTTCCTTCGCTGGATCAAGAAGGACCCCCAGCGCCAGGTCTTGTACAAAGAAGCCAAGGAGATCAGGACTGAGGCGTGGGCTGGGAAGATCATCGAGCACGCCATCGCAGAGAACACGACCGAGGATGTCCAGCGGTCCACGCTGATCGTCAATACCTACAAGTGGCTAATGGCATCGGACAATCGCAAGGCCTATGGTGAGTCCAAGCAGATCGACTTTGGTGGGACGATCTCGATCACATCCGCACTAGCTGCGGCGAAGACCAGGGTGATCGAGAACGAGGTGATTGATGTACTCGAGATGGACAACGGTTGATGCAGAAGCCTAAGTACTCGTCGGAAGAAGAGCAGCAACTAATGACCCAGTTGTGGTCGCCGCAGATTGCGAACGACCCTGAGAACTTCGTCATGTTCGCGTTCCCGTGGGGCCAGGTGAACACCCCGCTGGAGAAGTTCAAGGGTCCGCGCAAGTGGCAGCGCGAGGTGCTGCGCGAGATACGGGACTTCCTGAAGCTAAACCAGGGCCGGATCGACTCGTCGGAACTGATCGAGGCGATGCGCGGGGCGATCTCGTCAGGACGGGGCGTGGGTAAGAGCGCGCTGGTGTCGTGGTTGGTGATGTGGATGCTGTCGACTCGCATCGGGTCGAGCGTGGTGGTCAGCGCGAACAGCGAGACCCAGTTGAGAACGGTCACATGGGGTGAACTGACCAAGTGGGCCACCATGTCGATCAACTCGCACTGGTGGGAGCCATCGGCCACGAAGATGGTGCCGGCGACATGGCTGACGGACCTGGTCGAGCGTGACCTACAGAAGGGCACCCGGTACTGGGGAGCCGAGGGGAAGCTCTGGAGCGAAGAGAACCCAGACGCCTACGCCGGTGTTCACAACATGGACGGCATGATGGTGATCTTCGATGAGGCATCGGGTATCCCAGACAGTATCTGGTCCGTGGCGGCGGGGTTCTTCACCGAGAACATCTTGGATCGGTTCTGGTTTGCGTTCAGCAACGGTCGGCGCAACACCGGGTACTTCTACGAAGCGGTCGACGGCAGCAAACGGGACTTTTGGAATTCGCGCAAGATCGACGCTCGCAACGTCGAGGGCACCGACAAGTCGATCTACAACCAGATCATCGCCGAGTACGGTGAGGACAGCGACGAAGCTCGCGTCGAGGTCTACGGTGAGTTCCCCAAGAGCGGGGACGACCAGTTCATCATGCCTGGCGTGGTCGACGCTGCCATGAAGCGGGTCAGGTACAAGGACATGACCGCACCCATCGTCATGGGCATCGACCCCGCTCGAGGGGGGATGGACTCCACAGTGATACTGGTGCGCCAGGGTCGGGACATCATCAGTATCAAACGCTTCAAAGGCGAGGACACTATGACCATCGTCGGTCGGGTGATCGACGCCATTGAGGAGTTCAAGCCGGTGCTGACGGTGATTGACGAGGGCGGGCTAGGGTACGGTATACTTGACAGACTGAACGAACAACGGTATAAGGTACGCGGAGTGAACTTTGGCTGGAAGGCCAAGAACTCGGTGATGTGGGGCAACAAGCGGGCTGAGATGTGGGGCACGATGAAGGACTGGCTGCGAAGCGCATCCATACCCGAGGATCGGCAACTCAAGGCAGACCTGGTGGGGCCAACCAAGAAGCCTAACTCTAGCGGTACAATCTTCTTAGAAGGCAAGAAGGAAATGCGCTCAAGAGGTCTTGCCAGTCCTGATGCTGCTGACGCGCTGGCGGTGACGTTCGCGTTCCCGGTGGCGCATCGGGAGTATGTAGACAGGTCTCCTCGTAAAACCTACGCGCCGCAAGGCGTCCTAACTAGTTGGATGGGAAGTTAAATGTCAAATTCACAATCTACCGGCATCGCTTACGCGGACCCGGAGTTCACCACTTGCTACGCCACCCAAGAAATTGGGTACTCGACCGCTGCTCAAACTGCGGTGACGCAGGCTACCAGCAAGTCCACCGGCGTGACGGTCAACACCAGCGCTGGGCAGATCACAATGAATGCCGCATCGCTTGCTGGCACCACCAACGTGACTTTTACGTTGACCAACAGCGTGCTGTCGGCCAAGGACGTAATCATCGTCAACGTGGCCAGCGCCAACGCTACGGCAGGCGCCTACAACTGCTGGGTGTCTAGTATGCTAACAGGGTCGGCAACGATCACGCTGCGCAACATCACTGCCGGCGCGCTGCTAGAGGCTGTGGTCATCAACTTTGCGATCATCCATGCGCAATAAACCCGGTTTGTACGCAAACATCAACGCCAAGCAAGATCGTATTGCGGCGGGTAGCAAAGAGAAGATGCGCAAGCCCGGTACGCCGGGAGCGCCGACGGCTAAAGCCTTTGTGCAGTCAGCAAAGAAGAAATGAACTCTGACATCAAAGCGGCTAAGTCAGTCGCCGGCGGCAACGCCGACGATCTGAACATCATGCGTAGCCGCTTTACGATGGCTGTGTCGGCCTACAGCGAGTCCCGCGAGGATGAGCTAGACGACCTGCGCTTTGCCGCAGGCAGTCCCGACAACCAGTGGCAATGGCCGGCAGATGTGCTGGCAACGCGAGGCAGCGTCCAAGGGCAGACGATCAACGCCAGGCCATGCCTGACGATCAACAAGTTGCCCCAGCACGTCAAGCAGGTCACGAACGACCAACGGCAGAACCGGCCCAGCGGCAAAGTCATCCCGGTGGACGACAAGGCTGACATCGAGGTCGCTGAGATATTCGACGGCATCGTGCGGCACATCGAGTACATCTCGGACGCTGACGTAGCCTACGACACCGCCTGCGAGAACCAGGTGACGTACGGTGAGGGCTACATCCGGCTCTTGACCGAGTACTGCAACGACGACAGTTTTGAGCAGGACATCCGTATCGCTCGGGTGCGCAACTCGTTCAGCGTGTACATGGACCCGACGATCCAAGACCCCTGTGGGTCAGACGCGGAGTGGTGCTTTATCACCGAAGACTTGACGGCTGACGAGTACGAGCGCCAGTTCCCCGACGCATCGCCGATATCGACCATGATGCAGCGCGGCGTGGGCGACCAGAGCCTGAGCCCGTGGATCAGCGAGAAGACGGTACGCATTGCGGAGTATTTCTACACTGAGCACACGCCTGTAACGCTGCACCTGTACCACGGCAACGTGTCGGCGATGGAGAACTCGCCCGAAGACCGCCAGATGCGCATGATGGGCATGAAACCCATTAAGACGCGCATCGTGGATCAGAAGAAGATCAAGCGGTGCAAGACAAACGGGTTTGAGTTCATCGAAGAACACGAGTGGGCGGGCAAATCCATACCCGTTATCCGCGTTGTTGGCAACGAATTTGAGGTTGACGGTCGCCTGTACGTCTCTGGGCTGATCCGCAACGCCAAAGACGCCCAGCGCATGTACAACTACTGGGTCAGCCAAGAGGCTGAGATGCTCGCACTAGCGCCAAAAGCCCCGTTTATCGGGTACGGCGGTCAGTTTGAGGGCTATGAGAACCAGTGGAAGACCGCAAACACGACAAATTGGCCGTATTTGGAGGTCAACCCTGACGTTACAGACGGCGCAGGCGGCGTACTGCCCCTACCGGCACGGTCACAGCCTCCAATGGCCTCCAGCGGGCTCCTACAGGCCAAGGCGGGCGCTTCTGATGACATCAAGAGCACTACCGGCCAATATGACTCTAGTTTGGGCGCCACAAGCAACGAACGCTCTGGCCGAGCGATCCTGGCGCGTGAAAAACAGGGCGACACAGGCACCTACCACTACGTCGACAATCTGGCGCGGGCGATTCGGTACACCACTCGGCAGATTGTGGACTTGATTCCGAAAATCTACGACACCCAGCGCATTGCCCGCATCATCGGCATCGATGGGGAGACGGATTCGGCGATGATCGACCCGAATCAGCCGCAGCCGGTGCGCAAGATCGTGGACCAGGCAGGCGTTGTGATCAAGAAGATCTACAACCTCGGCGTTGGCCAGTACGATGTGTGCGTGACGACTGGTCCGAGCTACATGACCAAGCGCCAAGAGTCGCTGGACGCCATGAGTCAGTTGTTGCAAGGCAACCCGCAACTGTGGGGCGTGGCGGGTGACTTGTTCATCAAGAACATGGACTGGCCGGGTGCTCAGGAGATGAGCAAGCGGTTTGCCAAGACCATCGACCCGAAACTGCTGGCCGATGATGACGATCCGGCACTCCAGGCCGCGCAGCAGCAGATGCAGGCGATGGGCCAGGAGATGGAGCAGATGCACCAGATGCTCCAGAACGTGTCGAAGTCGATGGAAGCGCAAGACTTGCAGGTCAAACAGTTCGACAGCCAGGTCAAGGCTTACGATGCTGAGACCAAGCGGATCAGCGCCACGATGGCCGGCATGACGCCTGACCAGATTCAGGAAATAGTCTTGGGCACGGTCCATGGCATGATCACCAGCGGTGACCTCATAGGCGAGATGCCAGGACGCGATCAGGACATGATGCCGCAAGAGCCTATGCAAGAGATGCCGCAAGAGCCTATGCAGGAGATGCCGCAAAATGAAATGCAATGATTTCATGGGCTTGCTCTTCTTGGGCCGGGATGTGGCGCACAGCGTCCATCTCAACACGCGCAGCTTCAGCAAGCATGAGGCGCTCAACATCTTCTACAACCGCATTATTGGTGCGGCTGACGACTTTGCCGAGGCGTATCAGGGCCGGTACGGGCTGATCGGCGGAATCACTTTGCAGTCTTCCAAGAAAACGACTAATATTGTCGAGTTCTTGCAGGCGCAGTTGGATGAGATCGAGTCTGTGCGGTATGACGTATGCGACAAGACTGACTCAGCGTTGCAGCAGTTGATCGACAACATTGTCGAGATTTATCTCCGAACGCTCTACAAATTGAAATTCTTGGGGTAACTGATGGAAATGCTCAACCCGTGCATCGGCACGCAACTTGGTCCTAAGACGGTCGCCTACACCGGCACTGCTGGCTCTACAGGCACCTGGCCTGCTGGGCCTCAAGGCGTGGTGGTGACGGTCACCTCGGCGGCGTATGTGCTGGTGGGCGAAGGCGTGACCGCCTCAGCTACTGACGGGACGTATGTACCTGCGAACGTGGCCATTCCGTTCAAGATTCCGACTGGCACTGGCGCTCCTTGGCGTGTCAGCGCGATCCAAGTCGCTGCTGCTGGTGACCTCTACACGAAGCCGGTGAACAAGCAATGAGCTTCCTTGGCGCCCAGAACAGTATCGCCTTGGGCGTCCAGGGGATCATTGCCATCGACACAGGCACGGGTACTATTGCGGTTGTCACTGACCCCTACTGGCCTTTCGTCTCCATGCTCCTGCACGGGGATGGGGTCAATGCCGCACAGAACAACACGTTCCTAGACGGTAGCACCAACAACTTCACCGTCACCCGCGCCGGTAACACGACCCAAGGCTCGTTCAATCCGTTTGTCCTTACCTACCCCTACTCTGTTGCTGTAAACGGAGGGTCTGGGTATTTTAATGGGTCAACAGATTATCTTACTGTTCCTAATAACGCTGCATTTACGCTTGGCGCAACATCAACTACTGAGGCGTGGATATACCTAACCTCAGCTACAGGAAATAAGCGGATTGTAACGAACGGTTCCAACACCAATTCCTTTGACGTTGGAATATTTGGCACTACCAATACCGTGTTTGTCGCTGGCGCAAACGCAAATACTACAACCGCTATTTCTCTTAACACTTGGACTCATGTTGCGGTTGTATTTAACGCGGGAACGCTTACTATTTACTTTAATGGTGTTTCTCAATCGTTAACTGGGACAACTACGGGTTACAGTTTAGTGGCTTCTACATTGTCTGCGGTTTTCATTGGCGCTCAGAATGCTAGCAGCTATTTCCCTGGCTACATATCAAATCTCCGGGTAGTCAAGGGCACAGCAGTCTACACAGCCAACTTTACACCGCCCACAGCGCCACTGACCGCAATTACAAACACCTCGCTACTGCTGGGCTTTACCAACGGGGCTATCTTTGACAACGCGGAAATTAATAACCTTGAGACGGTAAACTCGGCGCAGATCAGTACTAGTGTGTTTAAGTACGGTACTGGGTCTGTTAGGACAGGTTCAGGCAATTACTTGTCTACGCCAATAAAGAGTCAATTCCAGTTTGCGGCTGGAGACTTTACTGTTGAAACTTGGGCGTATGTTGTTAATAACGTAGCAACAGCATGTCTTTTAGATTGCAATCAAGCCGGTAGCAATTTTGGATGGTTTTTAGAATATTCAAATACTCGCGGGCTGCTTTTTTACATGGGCACCGGCTCAAGCGGTAGCGATGTGCGATACGCCACAACCCCCGCCCTTACAACTTGGACTCACTTGGCGGTTTCAAGGCAATCTGGAACATTGCGTCTTTTCATAAACGGGGTTCTTGTTGCTAGTGGGTCACTACCAAATAGTTCTGTTGCAACTTTGCCCCTGTTGGTAGGCGCAGCTAATAGCTACACCACTCTTTACTACTTTGACGGCTATCTAGACGACATTCGCATCACTAATGGTGTAGCTCGATACGTTGCCACGTTCACGCCGCCGACTGCTGCGTTCCCGAACCAAGCACCTACCTACCCTAGCGGCACTGCTACTCAGCGGGCTATTTTTGGGTTTGGATACAACGCCTTAGCGATAACCAACATTGTATCTAATACCGGCGTAGTTGCTACAGATACCGCTGGGGTTGGCACGGGCAGATCGTATCTTGCAGCTACTGGTTATGGCGGCGACAAAGCTATATTTGGATATGGTTCTAACGCAGGCACTTTTTATAACTTATCAAATTTAGTATCTAACGCTGGAGTTGTTGCAACAGACACTGCCGGGGTTGGAACCGCTAGAGTTGCCCCCGCAGCCGCCAAATATGGTAGCGACAAAGCTATATTTGGGTATGGCGGTAATAACTACAGCGTTACATTTTACTCACTAACTAATTTGGTATCTAATACCGGGGTGGTTGCTACAGACACAACGGGCGTTGGAACGGCTAGAATATATTTGTCAGCGGCAGGGTATGGTACAGACAAAGCTATCTTTGGTTATGGCGCTACTGTTCTATCTGCAACTAGTGTGTCAATTACCAACTTGGTATCCAACACTGGCGTGGTTGCAACAGATACAACCGGCGTTGGCACCGCTAGGCAAATTTTGGCGGCTACTGGTTATGGCACAGATAAGGCTATATTTGGGTATGGCGGCTACACTTTATTTTATTCGATAACCAACCTTGTGTCTAACACAGGTGTTGTTGCAACAGATACCACAGGGGTAGGAACTGCCAGAAGCGCGCTTTCTGCCGCAGGGTATGGGGGTGATAAAGCCATTTTTGGTTATGGATATAACGGGGCTATTGCTTTATCAATGACAAATCTTGTTTCTAATACTGGAGTGGTTGCTAGCGACACAACAGGCGTTGGCACTGCCAGAGAAGCGTCTGCCGCTGCTGGCTTCTCATTCTCATAAAACACATGCCAGTCAAACTAAACTCAGAATTCAACTACCGATACCAAGTCATCGGGGAGACGCCTTGGGAGAAGATCAAGACTCTCAAAGGTTTCCTAGAAGGCCGGATTCGTGCTGCTGCACTGGAGAAGGTAGCTGATCTCAAGTACCAAGCCCTAGTCTTGGAGGTTGAGCACCTCATCCGTATTGATGCTTTGCCCCATGTGATCCTGACCAAACAGGCTGAACTGATAGAGCTTGAGTCCCACCGGGTCATTCAGGCAGAAGCGTTCCAGTTGAACCGGGAAGAGATTGAGATGCTCAAGCGGCTTTTGGCTGAGTTGTACGAGATTGCAGAACGCATCCCAGGCTACACCGACGAGCAGATGTTTGAAGCCAACGCAGCAAACGAGTTCACAGTGACTATTGGCAAGGACATTCAAGCCGAGATCATTGCCAACGGTCGGCCATCTCCCGCCAAGCTCCGCAATGCCATGAGCAACCCGCACACCTTTGCTGCCCTGCAAGCAATAGGGCTTGTTCCTGACACTGCGGTAATGTTGACAAGTAACGATATACTACGTTTGACTTGACCGTACTGGTGCGGCTCACCAGGGAATCGAAGGATTCACACAATGTCTGAAGAAGTACTAGCGGAAGTACCCGCGCCGGAACAGGAAGCCACGGCGGCACCTGAACCCGTAGAAGCACAGCCGGTAAAGGCGTTCACTCAAGAAGAGTTGGATGCCGCAATAGGAAAGAGGCTCGCACGCGAGCAACGAAAGTGGGAACGAGAGCGGGTAGTTGCTGCCCCTGTCGTCGCTGCTGATCCCAGACCAGAGCAGTTTGACTCGACTGAATCCTACGCCGATGCATTGGCAATGAAGAAGGCCGAGCAACTACTCTACGAACGGGATGTGCAGCGCCAGCAGACAGAAGTTCTCGGTGCTTATCACGACAGGGAAGAAGAGGCACGGAACAAGTACGATGACTTTGAACAGGTCGCGTACAATCCAAGCCTCAAGATCACGACCGTGATGGCACAAACGATCCAATCGTCGGATATTGGCCCTGATGTAGCCTACTACCTCGGTGCCAACCCGAAAGAAGCAGATCGTATTTCCCGCTTGGCGCCTTATGTGCAAGCCAAAGAGATCGGACGTATCGAGGCCAAACTGGCCTCGGAACCGATGGTCAAAAAGACTTCTAGTGCTCCACCACCTTTTACGCCTGTCACGGCCAGCAGCAAGGGCGCATCGACCTACGATACAACTGATCCCCGCTCCATCAAGTCGATGAGCACTTCAGAATGGATCGCAGCCGACCGCGCTCGACAGGTGAAGAAGATGGAAGCTCGCCTCCGCTAATTTTTTAAGGATTCAAAGTGTCTAACAGCATTCTTACCATTGACATGATCACCAGGAAGGCTCTCGAGATTCTCGAGAACAACCTGGTGCTCACCCGCAACGTCAACCGCCAATACGACGACTCGTTCGCCGTTGAAGGTGCAAAGATCGGTTCCACCCTGCGCATTCGTCTGCCCGACCGTGCTCTGGTGACCGATGGCGCCGCCCTGCAAGTTCAGGACGACAACGAGCAGTTCACCACGCTAACGGTCGCAAGCCAGAAGCACATCGGTGTCAACTTCACATCTGCTGAACTGACCATGCAGTTGGACGACTTCGCGGAACGGGTTCTCAAACCTCGTATCTCGCAGTTGGCCTCCAGCATCGATGCCGATGTGGCCAACGCCTACAAGTCGATCTTCTCGACTGTTGGTACGCCTGGCACCACGCCGTCCACCTCGCTGGTTCTGCTGCAAGGCAACCAGAAGCTGAACGAGTACGCTGCTCCGATGAACGATCGCTACGCAACGGTGAACCCCGCCGCCAATGCGAACTTGGTCGAGGGCATGAAGGGCTTCTTCAACCCAACGTCTACTATCAGCCGGCAGTTCACAGCAGGCATGATGGGCACTGGCGTTCTGGGCTACGACGAAGTCAACATGTCGCAGTCGATTGGGAACCACACCACTGGGTCACGCGCCGGCACCACCTTGGTCAATGCAACGACCTTCACCCAAGGTCAGGCCACCATCACTCTGGACGGCTTTACCAGCGACACTACCGTTACTGTTGGTGATGTGTTCACGATTGCTGGTGTGTACAGCGTCAACCCGCAGACCCGCCAATCGACCGGCAGTTTGCAGCAGTTTGTGGTGACCGTTGCCCAGACCGCATCCGGCGCTGACATGGCAAACATGGCAATTTCGCCGCCCATGTACACCTCCAGCAACGCGCTGGCAACCATTGACGCCTTCCCTGCAAACAACGCAGCGGTCACTTTCGTCGGCGCGGCCTCCACGGGCTACCCGCAGAATCTGATTTATCAGAAGAATGCGATCACGTTTGCTACAGCTGACCTCTTGCTGCCGCAGGGTGTGGACATGGCTTCGCGCCAAGTTCACAACGGCATCTCGATGCGTATTGTTCGTCAGTACGACATCAACAATGACCGTATGCCTTGTCGTATCGACGTTCTGTACGGGTACAGCGTTATCCGTCCGCAAATGGCCGTGCGCCTCTGGGGCTAACTTGAGATGGGGCTTTGGCCCTGTTTCAACCATCTTCTTAAAAGGAAATTATCATGGCTCTCCCTAATGGTTCTGGCGGTTACCAAATTGGTGACGGCAACACTGGCGAAATTCTGTTTGTCGCGCAACCCACGCCGACTTCAATTGCTGCCGGCGCTGCTACGTTGACTGCGGCTCAATTGGCAACAAGGATCATCCTTGGCTCGCCAGGCTCCAGCGCAGCAGCGTACACGTTGCCGACTGCTGCTTTGATGGATGCTGCGTTCTCCAGCATGCCCAACAACTCAGCCTTTGATTTCACCGTGATCAACGTTGATGGCTCAAGCTCTGGTGTCATCACGATGACCACCGCTACGGGTTGGACGATTGGCACTTCTGGGTCGCAAGGCCTTATGACTGTTGCTGCTACCGCAGGCACCTCAATTAGCTTCCGCGCTCGCAAAACGGGCGATGCTACTTGGGCGTTGTACCGCCTCTAATTGAGGCACTCCCCTCCTGTGCTTACAAGGCGCAGGAGGGCCAAATTCTAGGGGCGATCTGTGGTAATCTATCTGAAGCACCCTGTACACGGCACCAAAGTTGCTATGGCAGAACTTGAGGCCGAGCAAGACGAAAAGAACGGTTGGGTAAGGTATACTCCGGGCGAGCAGGCACCAGTGAATGAACTGAGGCGCCGTCGCAAGGAGTCTGAATGACCACCACTGCCGGGGACCAGATCAACGGGGCGCTGCGCCTGATCGGCCAACTTGCCGAGGGTGAGACGCCTTCCGCTGCTACGTCCCAGGACGCGCTCACCGCCATGAATCAGATGATCGATTCGTGGAGCACCGAGCGTCTGGCGGTGTTCAGCACCCAAGACCAAGTGTTCAGTTGGCCTCCCGGCGCTATCAGCCGCACGCTTGGCCCGACCGGCGACTTTGTTGGCAACCGGCCAGTTCTGCTAGACGATTCGACGTACTTTCGCGACCCGGCGAACAACATCTCGTTTGGCATCAAGATTCTCAACCAGCAGCAGTACAACGGCATTGCGGTAAAGACCGTGACCAGCACCTACCCACAGGTGATCTGGATCAACATGGAATACCCCAACATCGACATGTACATCTACCCGGTGCCTACCAAGGTGCTGGAGTGGCACTTCGTCTCGGTGTCTGAGCTGACCCAGCCGGCCACGCTGGCGACGGTGCTGTCCTTCCCGCCAGGATACCTGCGGGCGTTCCGGTACTGCCTAGCCTGTGAGATCGCTGCTGAGTTTGGTGTCGAGCCATCGCCGCAAGTCTCGCGCATTGCCATGACATCCAAGCGCAACTTGAAGCGCATCAACAACCCGGATGACATCATGTCGCTGCCGTACAGCATCGTGGGTACTCGTCAACGCTACAATATCTTTGCGGGAAACTACTAAAGATGTTTAACTTGCCTGGAGTCGGAAATTAAGACCCCCATTTTGGGTAGCTCATACGTTGCCCGCAGCATCAACGCTGCGGACAACAGGCTCGTCAACCTGTTCCCTGAAGCCATCCCTGATGGCGGCAAGGAAGCTGGGTTCTTGAACCGCGCCCCAGGATTGCAGTTCCTCCAGACGGTCGGCACCGGGCCTATCCGAGCCTTGTGGGCGCACCAGACCAACGGGACGGACTTCTATGTTGTCTCGGGCATTCAGGTCTTCAAGCTCACCAGCACAACGGCAACGCCTGAACTGATTGGCTATGTGTCGGGCACAGGCCCAGTGTCCATCGCAGACAACGGCACCACCCTATTCTTTGCCTGCAACGGTCCTAGCTACACCTACCACGAGCCAACAGGCTCGTTTGATGCGATCACCAGCCCCGACTTTGCCGGCGCTGTCACTGTTGCGTACATCGATCAACTGTTTGTCTTCAATGAGCCAAACAGTCAGAACCTGTGGTCTGTGGTCACGCAGACCCTGACCACGCCGCCGGTGCAGATATACCCGCTAGTGTTCGACCCTCTGACGGTCGCCCCTGCGGATGGCTCTCCTGACGGTGTGGTGGCGATCAACGTAGACCACCGGCAGATGTGGGTGTTTGGTACTGACTCGGTCGAAGTCTGGTACAACGCTGGGCTTACCGGGTTCCCGCTGACGCCTGTCCAAGGCGCGTTCAACGAGATCGGTTGTGCGGCTCCCTACTCGGTTGCCAAGCTCGACAATGCGCTGTTCTGGCTGGGCACTGACGCTCGCGGGCAGGGCATCGTCTACAAGAACAACGGTTACAGCGGCGTCAGGGTTTCGACCCACGCCATCGAGTACGCCATTGCTCAGTACGGCAACATCTCTGACGCGGTAGCCTACACCTACCAGCAAGAGGGCCACGCCTTCTACGTCCTGAACTTCCCGTCAGCCAGCAAGACCTGGGTCTACGATGTGTCGGTGCAAGCCTGGCACGAACGCGCCAGCGGCGATGAGGGCCAGTACCGGCACAGGTCGAACTGCCAGTGCAACTTCGGCGGCACGATCATCGTTGGCGACTTTGAGAACGGCAACATCTACGCTTTTGATCTGGATGTCTACGCCGACAACGGTCAGATTCAGCGGTGGTTGCGGTCATGGCGGGCGCTGCCGACCGGCCAGAACAACCTGAAGCGCACGGCGCACCACTCGTTGCAACTCGACGCTGAGTCTGGTGTTGGGCTGAACGGGATTGACCCATCCACACTGCTAGAAGCACTGCTGACCGAGAGCAGCAGCGAACTGCTGACCGAGTCGGGCGAGGACATCCTCGCGTCTGTAGCTACGGTCCAAGGAGTCAACCCGCAAGCTATGCTGCGCTGGTCGGACGATGGTGGCCACACTTGGTCGAACGAGCACTGGCGCTCGATGGGCGCTATTGGTCAGTACGGCTACCGCACCATCTGGCGCCGCCTTGGTATGACCGAAAAGCTCCGGGACCGGGTCTACGAGGTCTCAGGCACTGACCCGGTGAAGATCGCCATCATGGGCGCTGAACTGTTTATCACCCCGACCAATGCTTAATCTCACCCAAGTCCCGGCGCCGCGTGTGCCCCTCGTTGATGAGCGCACCGGGCTGGTGTCGACGGAGTGGTTTCGGTTCTTCAATGGGCTGTACGCGGTTGTTGGGGAAAACCAGAACACCCTTCAGCCAGTCAACGGCGGCACGGGCTTGTCGGCCATACCGACGAATGGCCAACTGCTTATTGGCAACGCTGTCGGGTACACACTCAACACACTGACGCCAGGAGCTGGCATCGGGGTGACCAACGCCGCTGGCAGCATCACGCTTGCAAACACGGGCGTTCTGTCCTGGGCTGGCGGCGTCACCGGCCTGACCCCGGCTGCGCCAACCACCGGCGCGGTCACCCTAGCTGGAGTGCTCAACGTTGCAAGCGGCGGCACCAGTGCATCTACAGCCAGCATCGTCTCGTTTAACAATATTACCGGCTTTGCGGCAACCGGCGCGACCGGCACGACCAGCACAAACCTGGTTTTCTCAACTTCGCCGACAATCACCACACCGGTTATCAACGGATTCACCGGCAACACAAGCGTGGTAAACATTGGCAGCGGCCAGTTTTTTAAGGCAACCAGCGGAAACATTGGCCTAGGCACCATTTCGCCAAATGCGTCGGCGATATTGGACGCACAATCAACCACCCAAGGCGTGCGTTTTCCCAACATGACCACGGTAGAAAAAAACGCCATTGGCACCCCGGCCGCCGGCTTGGTTGTGTTCGACACCACGCTTGCCAAGCTCTGCGTTTACTCTGGCGCGGGCTGGCAAACCATCACATCCGTCTAAGGCTACGCCATGAGCGCAACTCTTTCTCCCTCTCCAAAGTTGCAGTTCTTCACTGCTGGCGGCATCCCGCTGGTCGGTGGGCACCTGTACACCTACGCGGCAGGCACCACCACCCCCTTGGCGACCTACACCGACGCTAGCGGCACCACGCAGAACCCGGTGGACATCGAACTTGACGCCCGAGGCGAGGCGCCCAACGGCGTGTGGCTGAACGGCGCATCGTACAAGTTCGTGTTGGCGTCTGCTGACGCTCCTGCGGTTCCCATCTGGACCGTCGACAACATCAACGCGCAAGAGGCTATCAACGACCTGCTTGCGTTTGAGGCACTGCTGGCCGGCAGCACAGGCTCGACTCTGGTTGGCTTTACGCAGACCGGGCCAGGCACCACGCGCACGGTCCAGAGCAAACTGAGCGACTCCTACAGCGTTGCCGACTTCGGGTTCTCCACCAGCGCCAGCGCCGCCGCCAACACCACTGCGTTTGCCAACGCTTGGAACGTTTCTCGCCAACTGACCATCCCGGCAGGAACCTACAACGTCACCAGTCTGCCCAACTTTGCAATCCTCGGCACTCGCATCTACGGCATCGGGCGGGTTGTGCTCAACATCACCGGCGCTGGACCGGGGCTGGTTGTTGATGCTGGAGCGACCGCAGGCGTTGTCGTTCAAGACATCGTCATCGACAACTTGACGATCAATTGCACTGGCGCGGCGACCATTGGCGTCTATATTCGGGGCATCACGCACAGTCAGTTCAATCGCCTGCGGCCTATCAATTTTCCCGCCTACGCCATGCTGTGCCAGTTTATGGTGTCCAACTCGTTCTATGACTTCTGCCATTCGGGCAATGAGCCTGGCCTCGTTACACCATCTGTGATTGGTGTTGGTCTTGGCTTGCGCAATGCTAACGAACAATGTTCCAACTGCACTTGGATCAACCCCATCATTGAGGGGACCAGCGGCAACGGATTGGTACTGGATGAATGCGCCGCAAGCGTTTTTGTTGGCGGCACGGTTGAAGGTTGCGGCTTTACCACCGGCTACGGCGGCATTCTTATTGGGTCTAATAGCGCTGATAACACGTTTATCAACATGGACCTTGAGGCCAACGGTATTCTTGGGGACGCAACAACGTTTCATGTCAAATGCGCTGGCATAAGAACTTCTTTTGTAAACATTTTTGCCGATGATGGCCAAGGTTATGTAGCACCGTCAACGGCGGGCAGTCCACTAATATGGATATATGGCGGCAACAGTACAGCGTTTTTTGGTGGCAGCATTGATACTTTGAAGATTGAAGCTGGCG